ACCTTCCGTATCTCCAAAATGAGGCCGACAAGGACGAAAACGGCCTAGACGAGGTGGACCTACCCGAATTTGGGCGTGAGGCGCCTAGGTTGGTGACGCCGGCCCGTAGTTCCGAGTCTTACGGTCCCCTGGTAGCCGAATGGGCAGCGTCGCACCTGAAACCGCTTATGCCCTGGCAGGTTATGGTGCTTACCGGCCAGCTTGAGCACGTAGACGGCCAACTATGCCACCGCGAGAGCGTGGTTTCGACTGCCCGCCAGCAGGGTAAGAGTGTGGCGCTATCGGCCCTTAGTGGTTTTTGGGTTACTGGTATGGCCCGGCTACGTGGCACGCCCCAGCACGTGGTCATTACGGCGAATAAGCTTGATCGGGCTAGCGGTATCTTTCGGGACCTGGCCCCGATCCTCGAGGGCTACGGCGCAAAAATCTTTTGGTCGTATGGTCGGGAACGGGCCGAAATGCCCGACGGGTCCACCCTGAAAGTCGCCGCCGCGGTCCCTAACTTCCACGGCGCTAGCCTTGATTTGATCGTGGTAGACGAGCTGTGGAACGTGTCGCCCGCAGTCCTGTTCGACGCGCTACGGCCGTCTATGATCGCCCGCCCTAACCCGCTACTGTCGGCGTGGTCTACCGCCGGCGACGAAAGCAGTACGGCGCTACTACAGCTACGCGAGCAGGCTATAAGCATGATCGAAACCGGCCGGGCCGGGAAGCTGTATTACGCTGAGTGGTCGCCGCCGCCCGGTATCGACTGGCACGACCGCCGTTGGCTTTCGTGGGCCAACCCCGCCCTCGGTCGGACCGTCACGTATGACGCGCTCGAGGCGGCCGCCGAAACCCCCGACAAAAACGCGTTTCTACGGGCCCACCTAAACCTATGGGTCGCCGCGGCCGGCGCGTGGCTACCTGTCGGCCGTTGGGATAAATGCGAAACGTCGGACCCTATGCCCGACGGCGGGATACTGGCAGTAGACGCGTCAGTAGACGGCGGCCGCTATGTCGGCGTCCTAGCTTCGAGCGAGAACGGTCGGACGTATGTCCGAACGGCGTTTATGGTCGAACGCGAAACCGAGTGTTGGCAACAAATCGAAAAACACCTAGAAAACCCGAAAATCGGTTTGGCTATCACCCCGACCCTGGACGTACATACGCCGCCGGCGATCGAACGGCGCCGCCAAACCGTCGGTTACGGCGAGCTAACCAAATTCACCAGTCTAGTTCGAAATATGATCCTCGAGGGACAACTAGCCCATTACGGCGAAGTATCCCTAGCCGAGCACGTGGCCCGCGCCGTCCTAGTCCGAACCCAGGGCACCGTTACCCTTAGTTCGCAGAAGTCGCCTGGCCCGATCGAACTAGCCCGCTGTTTAGTTTGGGCCGCCGCACTTTCGAGCAAACCGGCCGTGGTACGCCGACCCGTTATGGCGACGTCGAATAGTAGACAAACCCGCTAAAACCGACAATAATCCGCGGTAATGGGAATTTTCGGTAAGCGGAACGCCCCCGCTTTCGCGTCCGCGCCTATTCAGGCCGCGGCCGGCGCCGCTAGCCAAGTGGGCGCGTTCCTTAGCTACCAAGTCGGGACAGCCGAGGAACGCGCCCTATCCCTACCGACCATTAGCCGCGCCCGCGACCTTATGGCGTCGGTCGTCGGGTCCCTCGATCTACGTAGCTATACGCTCGAATGGGACGGCGAACGCTACGAAAAGGTTTACGTTCCGGGCGAAAGCTGGTTTACGCGACCCGACCCGCGGGTAACGCGAAACTTCTTTATGGCGAATATTTTTAGCGACCTATTTTTCTACGGTCGCGCTTTCGCCTACGTAACAGCCCGCTACAGCACCGGGTTTCCGTCGGCTATGACCTGGCTACCGCAGGGCAACATTTCGACCGAGGACCAGGCCGGCCCACAATGGTTCGGCCCGTCCGACCAAATCACGTTTAACGGTATGGAACTACCGACCGAGAACGTCATTCAGTTTTATAGTCCCATTCAGGGCGTCGTTTACATGGGTGCTCGAGCGATCGACATCGCGCTACGTTTGGACGTCGCCGCTAAACGCTTCGCGTCGAACGAGATAGCGGCCGGCTATCTACAGCAGGTGTCGGGCGAACCGCTGGACGCCGATGACCTGGCCGACCTGGCGTCGGCGTGGGCGACCGCCCGCCAAACGAACGCGATCGGCGCCCTAAACGAAGCCGTGAAATTTGTAGAGTTTTCTAGCGACCCGTCGAAACTACAGCTAACCGAAGCCCGACAGTTCGCGTCGCTACAGCTCGCAAACGTCGCGAACGTCCCGCCGTATTTGGTGGGCGCGCCGACAGGTTCGACGTTTACCTACCAAAACGCCCAACAGGCCCGCCAGGACCTCGTACTATTCGGCGCTATGCCCTACCTACGTGCGATCGAGGAAACGCTAAGCGGCGACAACGTGCTACCCCGCGGCCGCCATGTCGAATTCGACCTTGAGGACCTCATGGGCACCACCGATTTATCCGACCTAACCCCTGTAGAGGACTCGCCTAGTGCTTAAATTCACCGCTACCGAGCTGTCGATCGACGCCAGCGCCGACGACAAGCCAACCCGAACCATTACCGGCCTGGCCGTACCGTGGAACGTCACCACCACCGACAGCCTGGGCCAAAAAGTACGGTTCGAACGTAATAGTCTGCCCGAGGACGGCCGCGCGCCAAAACTCGCGGAGAACCACGACCTCGGTCGTATCGTCGGTATCGTCACCGAACGTGTCAGCACCGAACAAGGGCTTATGTTCACGGCGAAGCTGGCCGAAACCACCGCCGGTAACGACGCCCTCGAGCTACTGAAAATGGGTGCGTTGGACGCCGTAAGCGTCGGCGTACAACCCACCAAATACAAGCACGGTAAAGACGGAACCCTGATCGTCGAAGCAGGTACTTTCCACGAGCTTAGCCTCGTGGCCGTTCCCGCTTTTGATGACGCCCGAATTCACCAGGTCGCCGCCGCCGCCCCAGAGGACGACGACGACGACACCGAACCCCAAGAAAAGGAAGAATGTATGGAAACTACCGAAGTTCAGGCCGCCGCCCCGGCGCCGGTCACTATCCCCACCGAACCGATTTGGGCCCAGCCGAAGCGTGATTTTCGTATGCCGACAGCCGCCGAATACATTTCGGCGTACCTCGGCGGCGGTCACGAATTCGCCGGCCTGCTCGACAAAATCCGCGCCGCCGCGCCGGAAGTCGGCACCACCGACACCCCCGGAATTCTGCCCGAGCCGATCGTTGGCCCGGTTTACAATTCACTTCGCGGTATCCGCCCCGTCGTGGACGCGATCGGGACTAAGGCCATGCCCGCTTCGGGAAAGGTCTTTATTCGTCCCGAGGTGACGACGCACACCAGTATCGCCCAGCAGGCCGCCGAATTCGACACGCTTCAGGCCGGTACGTTCGTCGTCACCGATAACCAGGTAACGAAGCTCACCGTCGGCGGCTACGTGTCGATCTCAGAACAGGACCTCAGCTGGACGAGTCCCGAGGTTCTTAGCCTGATCCTGAACGACATGGCCCGCCAGTACGCGAAGCAGACCGACAACATCGCCGCCGACAACCTGGTTAGCGGCGCCTCGACGACGACCAACTTCACGGTTGCCGATATCGCAGACCCGGCCGAGTGGGCCCGCTGGATTTACACGGCGTCCGAGTCGATCCTGAGCGCAACCGAGTACCTGCCGACCCACCTGTTCCTCTCCCCGAATATGTGGCGTTCGATCGGGCTTTTGGTCGATACCGCAGACCGCCCGCTTTTCCCGCAGGTTGGACCCATGAACGCGTTTGGCACCATGTCGCCCGGCGCGACCGACGCTGTGGCGTTCGGTTTGCGTGTCGTCGTAGACGCCAACTTCGCGAACGATACGGTTATCGTCGGCCACGCCGACGGCTACGAAATTTTCGAGCAACAGCGCGGCGCGCTGTCGATCGACAACCCGTCGAACCTGTCCCGAACGATCGCGTTCCGCGGTAACTTCGCTACGTTGATGATCGACGCCGCGAAGTTCCGTAAGGCCGCGTTCGTCTGATCGCTGGACCGGGCCGGTAGCGCATGGCAACTTACGTAATTACCACGGCGTCCCTCACGGACAACGTAGTTAGCCTTACCCTCGCGGACGCTACCGGCCTGGTCGCCGGCGAACACGTAATTGTTTACAACGTCGGGCAACATTTCGACGGCCATAACCAGCTCATTTCTGTAGACCTCGGTACTGACGTCGTGACCTACCACCACGGCGGGCCCGACGTAGCCGAATTCTCCCCCGTAGGCGCCGTACTGACTACCGAAGTGACCTGGGCCGACAGCGACGACGTAAACGAATTTTTGGGTATCGCAACCGCAACCGCGAACGACACGGCTTTCCTCGAGTCCTGTACGAACGCCGCTAATAGCTTCTGTTATCGGCGCCGTAAAGAGGCCGGTTACTCGGATAATCCGACGATCGTTCCCGACCCGGCGGCCAAGCTCGCAGTAGTGATTTATGCGGCGTCGCTATATAGGGAACGTGGCAGTATTGACGGATTTCAGTCGTTTAGCGATATGTCGGTAGCGGTCACGCCGTCGTTCACTATGGGCCGCGTTCTACAGCTGTTGGGTTGCGGCCGGCCGCAGGTGGCATAAATGCCCGCTAGCGGTCGTCTGGTCGAAGCTCGCACCTATGTAGCGAACGCCCTTACCGCCCTCGGTATGGTGCCCGTGATCGACCCGCGGAATGCCCGACCGCTAACCGTTTTCGTCGGTATCCCCGAATTCACGGCCTACACAAATAAAGTCACCGACATTACGGTACTTGTCCAAATTTTGGCGGGCCCGCCCGGGAACCTGGACGCCGCCGACTACCTATTAACCCAAGCCGAAACGATCATAAATAGCGGCCTGTACGCGATCAGCGGCGAACCGTCCATTTGGCAAGTAGGAACGCAGGAACTACCGGCCTACGACCTGACCCTACGCATAGGGTCCCTAACCTAAAAGGAAAATAGCTATGGCAACTACCTACACGCTTTCGAACCCGAGCGTGACCGTCGCAACCGTCGATTTGTCCGACAACTGTCGCACGGCCACACTCAATATCGGTTTCGACAGCCTCGAAATTACCGCGTTTTCGGACAGCGGCCGAAAGTACGCCCCCGGGCTTCAGTCGGTCGAAGTGACCCTCGAGCTCTTTAACGCCTACGGAACCGGCGACGTCGAAGCCACCCTCTACGACGTTTTGGGCGACGGAACGACCACGATCGTTATCGCCGCTACCCCCGGCGCCGCGTCGTCCTCGAACCCCGTTTACACGATTAGTAACGCCATGCTGGCAACCCAGCCGGTCGTTTCCGCTTCGGTAGGCGAGCTTCAGACCGTCAGCGTGACGTTCACCGGCGGCACGTTTGCGCGCGATATCGGCGCCTAATCAGAAAGAGTCCCGACATGATAGGTATCAGCCTAAAAATTACCCCGATCGACGAACCGGCGTATGAAGTACGCATTACGCCGCGTTCGGCGGTCGGGTTCGAACGACATTTTAATATGTCCCTGACTCGGGCCCTGGCCGAGGAACAACGCCAGGAACACGTTTACTATTTGGCGTGGGAAGCCTCGAGGAACACCGGCCACAAGGTAAAGCTTTTCGACGGTTGGCTAGACACGATCGAAAAGGTCGAATTTGTAATTGAGGGCGCCGACCCTTTAGAGGACAGCGACTAAAAGGCGGGTACCTAAACCTCGTGGCCGCGATCGCCTGCGAAACCGGGATAGCACCTAACGACCTGTTAGACACCGACCCCGACGTTTTTAACGCCATCGTTCAGTACCTACAGGACCGCGGCGAAGCGGTACGGAAAGCAAACGAACGGAGATAATGGAAGCTTCGACTATCCGAATTGAGGGTATCGACAAGCTACGGCGCGCCCTCGTTAAGCTAGACCAGGCCGCTAAAGACGACTTTAAAGCGGCGGGCAAAAGCGCCGCCGAAATAGTCGAACGCCAGGCGAAAACCGAGGTACCCGTTCGTTCGGGCAACCTTAGGAATACGATCCGCTCGAGCGGGCAACAGCGCGGCGGCGTCGTGTCGGCCGGCCGGGCGAAAGTACCGTACGCCGGCCCTATCCATTTCGGTT